GCCTTCTTGCTTACGATGAATTCTTCTGGCGGTACGCATTCAATCGCAACACGACCAGACTTGTCTTTCTTTCTGACGGCAACGGTCGACGTTGTTGACATCATCGGCTGACCGTCAAGACCCATCATGACGTTGCCATCAGGCCCGAGCATTTCTTCCTGCTCAATACTCTGCCCGACAATCTCTCGCGTACCATCTGACAGCAACAGAGCTAGTTCAGCATCGGTAAGGTTCCGATACTCTTCCTCGGTAACGTCGATGCGCTCGTCCCAGTACGCTTTAACCGTACCCGTTTTAGCCGTGAGCGCGTCCCAAAACCATTGATGCAGAATCGCAAAGCCTGGGTTGTCTTTGTAAAACACCCAGTTACAGTAGTCGGTAGCTTGTTTAGCGGTTTCTTCGTCACCAGGCCCGACAGGTTCAAACCGAACGATATCGTCGCTTGCAGTGAAAACCCGCATCAACTGAGGCAAGGCACCGTCTACGGCTTCTGCAACCTCACCCGTTACGATCTGGCTGCGACCCTCTACTTCGTTGCCATACGGGTTACGCAGGTAGTAATTCAGGGCTTCAGCACGCTGGGCGGTTGTTTCGCTGTCCAGCATGCCAATGGCATCATCAATCTCTGCACTCAGGATTGATGCGAGTCGGCCTTCATCCATTTTTCTGCTCGCTTGATGTAGGGGCGCTTCTCTTCCTTTTCGGTGAGTAGCTGCCGGAGTTCGTTGATTTGCTGGCGAAGTTCTGCAATATCACGATCATAATCTCGCCGCAAAACGATATTGCCCTGTGGGACTAGCATTAGACCACCCAACGTGTGTTAACAGGCAAGGGTTTGCCCCAGTTGTCATTATTCATCATCTCTAGCGATTGAGCAAGGTATCGAAAAGCGTCAGCCGCGTGAGAATGCTCATCGTGCAAAGGCGCACCGGCTTCTTGCGTAACCTGATTTATCTGCCGCCTGTAGCGTTTTAGGTGATTAACCAACTCTGTACACCTGTCAGCATCGAAATAAGTGCGGGGAAATATCATTCTGGCTAACCTTATCCCCTCTTCTGGGTTGCCTCTAGCTAATACTTGGACGTTTCTGCCGAGCGTCTGTAGCAGTTCCTGAGTGGACTTACCAGACTTAAAGTCTCGGTGAGCACCGTCGTGCGGTATGTAATCTGTGCCCCAGTTCCACTTTCTTTCTTGTAACTGCATTACGTAGCTGTCAACGGTTCGGTGAGAATCTTCTATGTAATCGATCACCCGGACTTCTGACGCTACCCTCTGGACGCAGATAATCGACATGGAGTCATTCCAGCCCAAGTCCCAGACCGTATGAACTTTAAGCTGCGGATCGTATGGCACAGCACGAATCCGGCCCTCTCTCTGGGTAGCTTCGATCTCATTGGCGTAAATAGCGCCCTCGACAGCCGGTCGGCACTTACCCTCCCATGTCGTGAGATAGCCAACAGGGTCACGGTCTAACCACTGTCTGCGCTCTTTATCGAGTTCAGGCGGAAACCACGGGTTATCCTGCCAGTTCATCTCGATAATGACAGATTCTTCTGGCGGTCTAACAACAAACCGGCTGAAAGTCTCGTCTGTATCAAGTTCAGGGTTAAACGTCACCCAGATCTCTGAGCCTGGCTTTCTGATCGTAGGTATCAGTACATCCCAACTCTTTTTTGTAACGACCTGAGCCTCTTCTACCCAGCAGATATCGGTTCCCTCGTAGCTTTTAAGGTTGAAGACACCCTGCTGACGTATGCCTGCAAAGGTGAACTCTGTGCCGTTTGTGCCGAGAATCTTGTTCTCTTGGATGGTATAGAACTGATCTAAGCCTAGAGACTCGATCTGGTCTTTTAATAGTCTGTGAACCGACTCTTGAATAGACTTCTGCGTTTCTCGTGCACAGAGAACCCGAATAGGCTTTGTCGCACCAATAGAAACCAGCGCCCTTGCTACCGACCAGCTCTTAGCACTACCTCGACCACCGTGGATGACTTTGTACCGCTTCGGCTGGAAGAGAGGTAGCAGCTTCTGCGGTATCTCAATTCTCGTTTTGGATACCGACAATCTCTAGCACCGTTTGAATAGGGCCACCGTTCGACCCTGTGACCTGTGTCTCGACAGGAATCAGCCTTGCAGCCAACTTATAAAACTCGGTAAGGTGCTTTGGGTCTTCCTGCGCCCACTGCACCATGCGTTGAGTTCCACCCAGTTGCTCGAAGGCTTCAGCGATAGCTATTTTCATGCTCTGGTGTACTTTATTCGGCACACCCTTTGGTCGGCCAGCACCCGCTCTTGGGCCACCTCTTTTCCTGATTTTTTCTTGTATGATTTCTGACATTTCCTGACTCCTGTCGGTTGGTCAGTAATTACTTACATCGGTTTTGTATCAGCCTTGCAACATACGGGTCTTGTTTTTGGTCTTTTGTTGGAGCAAACAACGCCCTACTCCTGTTATCCGTATTGTCAGGCTCACATAGATAATACATTGCCAGGCTGTTTCTAGTAACCCCCTGAGGGCAATCTATCGGTTCTGGTAAACCATGCCAGCTACCTCTTGTGTCGAAAATGACCGCTCGGTTATATATTGGGGCCACGGTTTTAACAAGGTTGTCCGGATCTTTGTACAGACCTAGATGCCCACCCCAGTCTTCTTGCCAGTTTGGAGTGAGGTAGACGATAAGGTTTAACCGCCTCTGTAACGGCAGCTTAGGGTGCATGTTGTAGTCTAGGTGGACGTTGAGCTTTCCACCCCTGCCGTGCTGGTGTAACCCGCCACCGTGTAGACCGATATCAGGAATGAGACTGCACTCTGTCATCGACTCCAACATGTAAAGCATTGCTGAACTGCTGAAGTAAGTAAATGTTTTGTACGTCTCTTTGCCGAACCTGTCGTAGTGGTTGCAGGTTTGCTTTATCTCTAGCGGGTTGTCGTACTTGAACCAGCACTTATCATCTTGCGCTGGGAACTCTCTTGCTACAGGGTCTGGGTCTATCAAGAAGTCGTCGATAATCGCATGCCAATACGGTTTTGTGTCGACGTATATTTTCATCACTCAACTTTCAGCATCTTGACAGATTCTTCCTCACCTGGGAATACGACAAAGTTGCGAGTGCCTTGGCCACCACCACGAGAGCCTTGGTCTAAGTACCGAATACCAGGGATTCCAGCAGCCCTAAGCATCTCAGCAGTTTCAGGGCTGTTACCAAACGTCTGAAGAATTGTTTTGCCAGGCATATCCATAATGCCTTTGTATACGCCTTTTGTTGTTGGGTTTTTGTTCAAATTCTGGAACACCTCTAACAAAGGCCTACCTTGATTCATAACGAAATCTTTAACTTCTTTAGGCTGATCTTTAAGCGGCTTGTCGTAATCCAGCATCTTGCCAATCATCTCGTCTGGGATGTCTACTGTGTATAAGTTTCCACCTTTTCCTATTTCATATCCTTCCGTTTTAAGATTTCGCAACGCATTAAGAATCTGTCTCTCCTCGCCAATGCTGCGTCCAGTTTCCTCCAGTATGGCCATTCCTTGTCCATCCTTCGGCGAATTTTGTAAGATTCTAGTTTGTTTAGATAAAGCCTCATCAACCGATCCAGCACCGAGCGCACGAGATTCTGCCAACATTTCCGCATACGTCCTTGCCTCAAAAGCAGTACCATCACGATAAAGTCTTGGCATCGGAGATTGCATAGCGCGATAGGTATCGGCAACATCCGGCGACTCAGCAAAGTACAATCCATGCCCGTACACCTGCGCTCCCTCGCCCGTGCCGATCTTAGAAGCGTCAAACTTGCTGAATTTATGCGGACTACCGTGATACGCAGTAAGCGCCAATAGCCCTGCAAGCTCATCCGACCCTTTGGCGGCTTGCATGACATCAGCCAGCAACCCAGGCACCTGCGCAGCGGCTTTCATAGCACCAGCCGGAATACCAGCAGCAGGCATATTGCTCACCGCCTGTCCTGTTCTATACGCTTCCTCTGACCCGTATTCCGGCCTTTGCAATCCCAGGAATCCACGGCCGAATGGGCCAGCAACATTAGCAAACGGCTGGCCGATATACCGCTGGTAAGTATTGGCAGGGTTTATTGCCTGTAGCAGTTCTTCCAGCGTAGCCATGTCATTTCGCCTTATTCCTTGCGCTGATAGCCTTTGCCTTAGCCTTGGCATCCGCTTTGGATGACGCACCCCACGCTCTCAGCGACAGCAAAAGCCTAGTAGGCTCACCGTTCTTGTACTCTGGCCCAGGCATGTTGCCCATTCTTGCCAGAAACGACGCTCGCCTTGGATTATCGCCAGATTTGACAGGAGCCTTTAAATTACTCCCAGGGTTCTCTCGCTCGTAAGACTTGCGCCCAGCCTCATTCAACCCACCTTTGGGACTCTTGCCAGCCTTTCGAGTCCAAGCAGCAGTCATTTCTTTCTCGCGGCTCGCATATTGTCGATTAAATTAGGGTAAGGTCGGCCAGCAGATGCTGCCATCGCCTTAGCTGACCGCTTTTCTTTCTTGCTCAGCGGGTCAGGCTTGCCCAGCTTTTTAGGCCTGGGCTTATCCCAGATCGCTTTCATTTCTTTTTACTCGGCAACATGGGAGCATTGTTCTTGGCAGGCTTAGGCTTCTTTTTGTAGTTCGGCTGATTGGTAGTACCCATTATTCATCCTCCATCATCCGTGCCATCTTTAACATAATCTTGTGCTTTTCTGTCATTCCCTTTACAGGGCCACCAGCAAGCCAACGGTCACAAGCGTAGTCTTCTGAACAGCGAAAGTCCCAGCGTGCGCAGTAACCGATGTCATCGTCATCAACAATGTCCTGCATTTCTTCCGGCAGGCCAGCAACAATGCACTCGATCATGTCAGGCGTTTGAATGAACCGCGCACAATTACCGCACTTGTACTCGTCATCCTCAGCCTCAGCATAACCAGCTTTTGACTCAGCCTCGGACTTGTTCTTGTCGTTGGCTTTCTGATCTTGAGTAGCGATAGGGCACTGCATCACATCTTCCCCTTTTTAGCTGGCATCTTGCCGTAGGCTTTTTTAGGGGTCTTGGCAATCATCTCTTTTGCAACAGACATAGGCACACCGGTCTGTTTAGCCACCTTCTTACTGCCAGCAGCCGCATACATGAGACGTTGCTGCGCTTTTGATGTGATAGGCATGTCAATCCTCGACATAATGAGATAAGTGGCCGATTCTGCCCCTAACACCTATAGTATCAAGTTCGTGCAAATGTTGTCTAGGTAGAAACTTATAAAAGCCATGCTCAAGGTCAAACACCCCACCAGACCCCCACTTGTGCCAGTGATACTCCTGAATTTCAGACAACGTGTCTCTGATAACCGGGATCAACTCACGCGAGAACGAGTAGAGCCGAGTCATCAACATTCCAGTCGTGCCGCATTGCTCCTGGCTAAACCCGGTCGGTAACGCTCGCTTAAATGTCGCTAACTTGTGATCTTCCGGCCTGAAGTTATCTGTAAGCTCATACCGCCCAGAAAGTTTGAAGATCCGGTTGTGAAACATTGGCTGACGTAATAATTCACGAGTCGTATAAGCCTCAATCGCACTCTTAATAAACCCTAATTCTTGACGTTCGCTATACACTCGCTTGACATACGGGTCATCCCAAAAGGTAAACAACTTGGCTCTTACCGGGATATGCCCCACAAACGCACTAGAAAGGCCTTGGCGCGACGATTCTGCAATCCAGATATCAGACAGAGGGTAACGCCTCCAAATCGATTCTAGGCTGTCTAAAGTCTCTGCAAGCCTCATCGGGTCGTTGTTGATAGCAGAGTTGATGAGAAAGATCACCAGACCCTCCGTGTGCTGTTCCAGGCTTGACTGGAGAACACGTGGCCTTTACCTGAGTAAGGAAGACCGGCAAAGTGTGTCGGCAGAAAGTAGTGACTCGGGTAGATCGTGATGTCTCGGTACTGATGTTCATGTACAGCACGAGTGATTCTGCCTGGCCCTGACCACTGCCAAGGTGGAGCGTCTGGCGTCTCTTCTTTCATGTCGGCAATGATCTGACCGATCAAAGGATGTTCGGGCACAGCCCCGACAATACCGTTTGCAATCAACCCAGGTCGTAAAAGTTCTGACTCCCAACAGGCAAAGATGTCTGGTTCCAGCAGCCAGTCTTCCAGACTTCTCAGGCACTCGCTATCAGCGTCTAAAGCAATACCGCCGTGTTTGTAAAGAATCTCCCAGCGCATGCAGTCTGCTACACCACACAGTTCTTGGGAGTAGTAACGCATGGCGTTAGCAAGATGCCACGAGTTCTTGAGAGAGTCGTTGCCCCAGACTGTTACTTGATAGTCCGGGTTTAGAAGTCGCCAGGTGTTGATCTCTTTGTCCGGGCGCTTAGATTCGTCGCCCACCCAAACGAAATGTAGATGTTTGGGGATCATAAAAAAACACCCCTAAAGAGGGGTGAAAACCACAAGGAGACGGGAATCATTGTAGCGACATCCAGTAGACCTGTCTACCCTTTTTGATCGGAGCTACCTTACCC